CCAACTGGCTGAATGAGAGGCCGTGCTGGGCCGCTTCTTTTACTTTGGTCATTACTGACCCAACAGATGCGTACTGGCTTCTGTTGCCCGTCTTATCTAATTCTAGCCCGGTCTGCGCGGCTTGGAATGTAGCAAGAGCTTTTGCTAATTCATTCATTGTCACCTTCCACTCTTTTCGTGTTAAATATGCCCTTATGGGCTGGGTTATTCTTCATCCATAGCCGCGCATAATACGGCTTGTGATGGTCGTTTAATTTGACAGCTTCCCCGTCCGGGCGTGCATCAATAATTGCAACTGATGTCTCCCAGCGGATGCGCTCCATAATCATCTGGCTACCAATGCGCTCATAACCGCGCTCGATAGCTTGCTTTGTAAAGCGATCCCAAAGCTGATAGACGATTGGGTTTTGCTTATGAAACGCCATAAACTTAGCCTCTCGCTCGTTGCGAGGCACCTCTAGCACGTCAAATAGGTTGCGTTGCTGTTCCATTAGAAATGCCCCGGCACAGCGGCATAAAGCAGGCTTATGATGGCCCAGAGCCAAAGGGTCGTGAACAATGCGCCACAGCTATATTTCAGCACCTGCATTGCAGTCCTGTATCTGCGCCGACTGCGCTGAATATCGTTGACCTGATGGAAATGTAAGTTGATATATTTGTCTTTTATCATTTGAACCCCCATAGCGTTTTGGCTTCATCAACAAGGCTGGGTTTCATATCCCATGCCCACATATGCTTAAAATCTGGCTCAACTAGGCGCAGCATATCCTCAACTGAATCAGTGCTTTTGAGTAGATTTTCGCGGATGGCGCATTTTGCAATGATGTGCTTCAGCGCTGACTGCAAACCTTGCTCAGTCAGCCTCTCGCAGTTATCAGCGTTAAAAATGCGGTAATCTTTTGCTGTTGCGTAAACGATTGTCTGCATCAGCCCGGTGCCAGCCCAATAGCCTGCAACTTGGCAGATGTGGCTCCAGTCAGGCTGTGAGGGCAGGGCAGCGCTACGCTTGCCGGACTTAGTATTAGCCGCAACACCCGACCATTTTGTTTTTAGCTCGATGCGGCGTGAAAAATCTGGAAACCCAGAGTAAGGCAAATCAAGCCCGTTTAATTGTGTGAGAATTTCTGTCTCGCCCGTGATTTGATTGATGCCTGCTATGCTGTGAGCCTCGCGGATGCCATCGACAGCGTTCTTAATAACAAGGTCATATTCATCACGATTGACAGACAGCTTGCGCTCATCCTTGCCATCATCCCAGCCTCTTGGCTCATATTCATCAAATAGAGCCATGCCAGAACGCACAACCGCATCAAAGCTATGACCGTCAAGCAAGTGCTGATTAACGCAATCCTGCACAATACGGCCTGCCAGCATGTTTGCATTATCATTGTCTAAAAATTGAATTGTTTGCTTGGCAATAATTTTATCGCCATCAGCCTCGCCCTTTAAAACTTTCCAAGCCGCATTTTTGCGAGGACGCAAAACACACTTATCAAAAAGCGTGGCGCATAGAGGGCGCGAAGGGTTGCTGTGATGTAAATAATGTTTTTTCGTTGCCCACGAAATATCTTTTGGCGCTAGCATAAAAAAACCTCTCAGTAAGAATCACTGAGAGGAGATTAAGAAGCTAGACTTTAAATGTCAAGCGGGTATGTTTTAAAAGTCTGCAATACTATCAACAAAAGCGACATCACGCAGGTCTGGACGAAGTATAACTGCCAAGATAGGCGTAGCCCATTCGAGTTCTAAGCCTCTATATATGCAGTTATTGTCGTAAAAAACTTGTTGCGCAATCGTATAAAGACCGCCCGGCTCTGGAAATAAAACGCCTTGTGTAAATGTTTTCATCACACCGCTTATTAATTGAGGTTCTTTTAACTTTACCCAAGAAGGATACTGATAACATTCTTTATCAATATAGTTCCCTTCGATAGGCGCTAATCTAATCGTTTCTAATGCGTTATGATAATGTGAAAACGGCCCAACAAAATCTTTTTCAGCAGCCCATGTTACAGCGCCAGTGCCAGATTGGTGGAATGAACTTAGATAAGCATAGCCAAGTTTATTTGTTTCTGGCGATTCTTCAAAAGTATTGACGCTAACAGTGTTGTTGTCTGCATCATTCTTTAAATGAACCTTACCCACGATTTTCACAGGGTCTGATTTGTATGATATTTGATGTGGGGTACAGCCAAGGATTTCGGCATAGTCCTCTGCATCACGCAAAGTCATAGGCACCTTTTCATGAATATGCCTTGACAGGGTTTCAGGCGTAACGCCTTTTCGCTCTGCAACTACTTTCTTTTGTAAGCCAGCAGCCCGGATCATTTTATCTAGATTATTGTTCATAATAACCATGTTACATACCCTGTCATTTTGTGTCACTTAAAAATATCTGTAAGTGGGTTGCCATAAGATGTCAACTATATTACTTACAAAAGCATGACACTTGATGACTTTAGAAAAAATCAGGGCTGGTCTTACAGCAAACTAGCTGACGCTGTAGGAGCGAGCCACGCAACAATAGCCCGGCGCTGGTGTCTACCCGCTGGGAATGTGCAGCGCAAAATCCCTCATCCAACATATATGAGCCGCATTGTAACCCTGACTCACGGGCTGGTTCAGCCCAACAGCTTTTATGATGTGTCGCAGGATGACTGAGGACGAGCTACAAGCGCATGTCGTTCAATGGCTTGATGCGGCGCTGCCTATGGGGTCTGTCGTCCATCACTCCCCAAATGAGGGTAAACGCCATGTTGCTTATAAGGTAAGGCTTAAAAAGCTCGGCATGGCGGCTGGCTGGCCTGATTTAGAAATATTTGTGCCGGACACCGGGTGGTTAGATATTGAGGCTAAAGGCCCGATAATGTTTGAGCTAAAGCGCCCCAAGGGCGGGAGCCTATCGCCAAATCAAAAAGATATACAAGAACGGTTGCGCTGTTGCGGCGTGTATTGCGTCACAGCAAAGCGTCTAGCGCAGGTTGAGGCGTATTTAAGGCCGTTGCTGGCCTTGCGCGATACAGGCAGAGCTAACCTAGTGCGTCAGTTATGTGAGGCGCAAGGTGGTTGATTACATGAAAATCAGCCGCGAATGTGGCATCTGGGAGACGGTTGCTGAATGTGAGGGCTGTAATGGCTCTGGAAGCCGCGACCAAGATTACCACGTTATAGACCATGATCATGGCGGCTATATCGGCACCCGGTTTGCTGATTGCTCAGACTGCGCGGGTAATGGCTGGCGGCACCTGACAGAAGCAGAAGAGGAGCAGCTACATGCTTTGCCCTGCCTGCAATAACCGCACAATCGTGAAGGACAGCCGCCCTTATAAGAAGTCTATAAGGCGCAGGCGTTTTTGTGAGCGCTGTGAATCATCATTCAGCACTGTTGAGCAATTAGCCCGGCTGACCCGTGGCAAGACCGTCACCAAGAAAGCAGCGCCTGCTAAAGCGCCGCAGAAAACCCCGCCTAAGAAGTCAGACCAAGATTTGATTTGGGATGACCTGACTGATGATGAGCTAGAGATTGCGATATTCGAGGGCAGGGTGTCGCTCGATGACTGAGCTTATGCATCACATTGATCTCTGCTCTGGCATAGGCGGCTTCAGCCTTGGCTTTCAGCAAGCTGGCTTATCCAAGCCTGTCATGTTCTGCGACACGGATGCGTGGTGCCGCAAGGTTTTAGCAAAGCACTGGCCTGGTGTGTTGATAGCAGAAGATGTAAAGGAGCTTGCAAATGAACCAGAAAGACTTATTCCAGCAACAGACCCCAGAAACACCATCCTCACAGCCGGATATCCCTGCCAGCCCTTCAGTGTTGCCGGAAAGCAGAGAGGCACAGAGGATGACCGCCACATCTGGCCGTACATTAGCCAAATTATTTCACGCAAAAGACCCGCTTGGTGCGTTTTCGAAAATGTTCATGGTCACATCGCATTGGGCCTCGACCAAGTGCTTGCTGACTTGGAAGCCCAAGGTTACGCCACAAGGACGTTTATTGTGCCAGCTTGCGGTGTCAACGCCCCGCACAGACGAGATAGGGTCTGGATCATCGCAAGAAATGTGGGCAACGCCGCGCACAACGGACGGGACGGGCGGGCCGCGCAAGCTGGACGAGAGGGGCAGGCGCATCAGCCACAGCAGCAACCTAGTGTTCGGGGCGAACCTATCAGACCAAGTGAGGATGTGGCCTATACCGACAACGAGGGACCACAAGGGTGGCTACCAAGGGGGTCGGATACGGAACGGCAAGGTGTCGATGGACACTTTGGACGTAGCAGTACAGCACACAGACAACCAGCAAAAGACTGGTGGGCAGTTGAACCCCCAGTGGGTCGAGTGGCTCATGGGATACCCAGAAGGGTGGACAGACTTAAAGGGCTAGGTAACGCCATAGTGCCGCAGATAGCGCAGCGTATAGGCGAGACAATCAAGAAAGCAGAGGGGCTATGACAGAGCAGCAAGCGATGCAGATAGCCCGTGATGAGTACACCCGGCTGATAGCTGATGGCATGGGCATCTTTCGCATTGCAGAGGCGTGGGACATCGAGCGCCAATATACAGGCTCTGTGAGGGCTCTCAGCCTCGATATTGTCTGGATAGACACACCAGAGCCACTAAAGCAGAGGGGCTTTCTGAGCGAGCCTTATTTGCTGGCAGAGATGGCAAAGCAAGTGAGGGCCATAAGCAGTGAAGAAGAAGAAGAAGGCAGTAAGCAGAAAGCCGCTGATGATGTCTGGTGTGAGCCAAGGCGAAGACAACTGCGCGTTGTGCGGAAAGCTACATAAACATGCAGATGGAACGTGGATTATCACAGGTGCAGGGACGTTTTTATGCTGCAATGATGTGTGCTGGCGTGAGTTTGCGGCGCGAAATGCAACACGATCTATATAGAGTTATCTTTACACAGATATCTTTGCAAAGACGAAGCAAGCGAATGATTATTTATCTATATAAAAGATTTAAAATCTTAGCTTTCAATCTTTGCTAAGATAGACAACGGAGTTGATTTTAACGATGCCCGAAAATCCGTCAAGCCCTAAAATTGAAAATTATATGGTTCAGCAACTTATTAGCAAAACAGCTAAGAGCATGAACTTCAATTATCGCTCTAAAGTTGCAAAAAGAAAGGTCAATAATTGGGCTATCAGACAGGATAAAGTGTGGGCGCGATTGCGTAAGGAATACTCTGTAGACCGTTTCAAGCAGGCCAGACGAGCTTATTGGCAGGGCAACCAGTTTCAACAGCGTTATTTTATAGAACAAATGGAAAAGGTGTATGATGGACGTTAATCAGATTCATAGCTTATTTTTAGAAGCCGCTGAGACAGACAGGCGTTTGCCGCC